GGTCGACGACCTCTAATTTAGTGATTCGATGTTCTAAACGAGAGGCGCGTGACTGGCTTGAAAAATAAAAACTCGCACTTGAAATAGATATAGGAAGTATTACCGTTATAAGCCAGTTCATCAAATCTGGCTCGGTTTGATTTACCATACCGCACTCCTAACTATTCTTTTGTGAGCTGAGCCAAGAGCTCGTCATCCTCAACCATCTTAGCGATTTGTTCTTTAACTTTTGGCTTCAAAACTTTAGGAACCCGTTTAAACGGGTAGCTCCCATCAACAATGTTAATAGCAAATAATTTAACTATCATATCTTTTTCCCTTTCTATTTCTTCTTTAATCTTCTTCAACGTCAACGATAGACAATTCAGCCAAGTCTTCATCCTTTAGCATCCCTTTTTCATAAAATTTATTAACGATATTCATCAGCGTTACTTGTGCTGTCTTCGATTGCTTTTGCTGCTTCTTTATTTGTTCTTCCATCTTAGCAATGGTATCAGTAGCTTTTTTGCTTAATGCTTCGTACTCTTTGATTTTTTCATCAAGTTCATTAAATTTCTCATTTTCCGCACGCCGTGGGAAATTCTCTTGATAAATTACTTCTAGCGCTGCATTTAAAAGTTCGGTATTTGATAAGTCGATTTTATCGACTGGCAAAAAGACAGGAACGTAAGCGCCATCTCTGTTTCTCAAAACTACTTTGGTGGCGTATGCTGCACCGCTTGCATCGTATTCTTTTGATTTTGATTCGTATTCAAATTTCATTTTTTTCCTTTCATTTATAGCATTATTGTGAGTTGACCTCGGTAATCCCAATTTTTTAGTGTTGCTAAAGCGACAATATCACTTCTCCCTCCACTAATTTGTGCGTGACCATCGTGGTCAGCAAGTCGATACCAAGCTTTAATTGTTAGCATATAATCTTGCGGTGATTTAAAAATATCTGCTGGTAAGGAAGCTATTTTAATATCATCCCCATTACCAGTAAAATTATATCTAACTGTCAGAACATCTCCGACACGTTTATAGAAGCTACCTTCATATCCTGCTGGTTGCCAGCCCGTGTTAATTAGATTTGGGTGGTCGTTTCTAGTAAATTCCTTCCACGGTTCCCAATCGTCGATTATCTTCGACCATCGGTGATGTCTGAAAAACAACCGACCATCATTACTCCAAAAAGTTTGAATGGCTTCTTTAATGCCATCAGTATTCTTTCCATAATTACTGTAGTGAAATAAATAGCCCCACTGACCGTTACCGTTAGGGTTACCAGTTGCATAAGCATCAAGGTAATACTGCCCGGGCTGGTCTAAAATATTTGCATTTCCAACGTTAGGCTTTCCATCTACCCATATCGGAGCGCCGTTATTATTGGTTAGCTGATATTGCTGAATCTGACTGTTGTTAGCGTAGATGTCACCAGCCACGTCAAGAGCACCACGCTCTCGGTACTTACCAATCCCAACGCCTTGACGATCATATGTCATAATAACTTCATCTGTTGGAACAGTGACTTGGAATGAAGTGCTTGTAAACTCATCTTCTAATTTCCCTGTAACGATATATGATGTATCTGCAGGATAACGATTACCAAGGTTTGCATCAGATGCGTTAAATTCAGAAACCTGTGACCAAATTCCACCAGCTTGGCCATTATCTAGAACCTCAGTATCAGAACCGAATTTTCGTGTGGTGAAAGTCAGCTTCATGGTGTTTTTCTGCACGCCGTTAACTGTAAGTGGTGCTATTTTAGCGAATCTCTTAATAGTTAGGATATCTAAATTCTTATCACTTCTCTTAACCTCGAATCTTAGTGCTGGGCTAAAATAGAATAGAAACATTAGTTTCGTCTCTACCCAATCAGACCATATCCCACGAGAATCTAGAACCCTTCCTCTTAAGGTCATTTCAGTGTCTTTGTTAACAGACACCTCACGCAACACTCCGCCATTCTCAGTAACAGAATTGTTAGCGCCAACAATTTCAGCATAGTAACCAGCTATGGTAGCCCCGCTCTTGGCTTGAGCTCCATTAAATGTAACTTTGACAAGCGACATGATGGAAACAAAATGCGTTGATTCTGGGATTACTCTTTGAGATACTGGATTAGCATCTGTCAACGTGAAACCAGTTAACGACGGCTTCATGTTATTTGTGATAACACTTGCCGTGAACGTTGTCGACTGTGTTTGAATGAAATTTCCATTAATATAAGTATCTACATATATAGTACCCCGTCCACTTGTTGAATTTGGTATATCGTTAGCGAAATCTTCTGGGATTGTCCATTTATACGACGTTCCAACATTGTCGGCAATTTTACCTTGTTTGTTGTACCAAGAATAGCGTAGTGTATGTGTAGCGCTACCTACTTTTTTATCGATAGAGATGTCTACTTGATTGCCAATGAACCCATCAGACACTCTCACCGAGCTTCCCCTTGGGATAGTTGTCAGTGTTATTTGCTGATTACCAATATCTAGATTCACAGGACTCCAACCACCCGACCCATTAAAGTGAGCGCGTACACTGAAGACACCAGACCCATCATCAGCATGTCTAACAGTAATTGTTTGATCTATTAATTCGACTGTTTGATACCAACTTAGAACGCTAGGTGAACCAGACCAATTCAATCGTTGACCGTTAAATTCGACATAAGCACTACATTGATATTGAGCAAACGTAGTTGTCGTATTTAGTAACGCTAATCGCAATCTAACTTGACTTGTATTGTTTTGGATATCTTGACCAACCTGGTCGACCCAAAGACGGATACGATATCCACGGTCGTTATTACTCCAAAATTCAGCCATTATGCACCTCCTACGTATCTAATGACATTACGGTCTGGATTCAATAAATCTTGTTCCTCTCGATATCGTCCGATTTGGATAGTTTTAGAGAAAATACCGTTTTCGATATTGATGACACCTTTTGAAATGTACATTACCTCGTTCCCAGCTGAGAACATTGAGATACGCCCGTTTGGATTGAACATGATAGAGCTTGATTTATCTTTTTTACCAACAACAAGACCTTCATTTGATGCTGCCATGTAGCTATCGATAAAATTCCAACGTTCTGACATATCATTTAAGTCGTTTTCTAGTTTAGTTACACGAGCACTTGCATCAGCTAAATCTTTTTCAGCTTGTGCACGATTGGCATTGTTTGCGTTAACAAAATTTTGATAGGCTTCCACCCACTGATTGAGTGTATCAAGCGACGCTTTAGCATCTAATTCAGCTTTAATAATAGAGTTCATTTCGTTCAGTCTGTTGAGTTGTGCTTGTGTTAGGACATCGTCTGCCTTGGAATAAATTTCATCTTGTATGTCCTCAATTGCAGGTGTCCACTGAGTAGGTATGTCACCTTCTTCGAGTTTGATATTCTTAATTATTACCCAATTACCGTTTGTTGTTGGCATACCTGCCAAGTAGACAACTTGATTTAAATCACCTGATAACGTTTCTTTACTTGTCAGAACACATGATACTTTAGTCCATTGATTTGCCAAAGCTTTATTCATAAGGACAGTATCAGTCAATTCATCTTTGCGGTTGCCTCTTATTAGCGTTGCTGAAAAACTTACATCAACACTTGGTTTTACATCAAAAGAAAGAGTGTACTTTGTGTTTGGTCGTATGAGTTTACGCAACAAACCTCGATATTGAATGTAGTTCCAACCAGTATTTGCTGTTTTTGTACCTTTGGTTAATTTAACAGCACGAATACCATCAATATTGACTTCTTCAACGCTCTTGTCACCATTCGACATCGTCCAATCCCAATTAGTAATACCTTGATTGGTTTTTACAAGTAAGTTCCGACCACCAACCGAAATGCTACCAGCAGCGTCACTCCATGTATAATCTGCTGGGTTTGTGCTGTCTTCTTTTATGAAGTTGGTTAGCACACCTAAATAGCGTTTACTTCCAGTCTGTGTCAAACTGAAACCCTTTTGACCATCGGCACTATCGGCATAAGCGAAGTGCACGTAAGGCGTTCGTCCGTCCGCACCTTTAGGACCAGGAATACCATCATTCCCTCGAATGAGACTCCAAGTGTAATCTTGAGGGTTAGGACTATCTGCTTGCGTGTAGTCTGTGTAGTGTCCGATGAAACTTGGATAGTCAGCAGTTTTGACTTCGCTAGCCGAGGGCATCCAAGGGGTAGCGACTGAACCCTCTTCCCACTTATGCCCAGCCGTCCATAGAATTGAATCTGTTCCAGAACCAGCTATTTCATATTTGGCCACAATGGTATCCTTGGCTTTCAGAGTTATAGTAAAACTGTCTCTAAGCCAATCAAAGTTATTATCAAAGTACCTTATTGAAGAGTATAAATCCACACCGTTAAGGGCCACAAATCTAATTATATTTGCTGCATTTCCTGAACTTTTAACATAAGCTGAGAAAGTGTATTTTCCGTCTTTAGGTGCTGTGAATGTTTTATAAATTCCTGCCCATTTCCACACTCTTTTTTTAACAACTAAGCCTTTGTAGGTTCCGTCGTTCGTCCATTCTCCACCATTTTCCCAATTACCGCTAAAATCTCTAGTACCATCCAACAAATTCAAATTAGGATAAACAGTCGTGAAACCATCAGTGCCGTCTGCGCTGTAAGACCATGCTGTGTGAAAATATGTAGTCTTCCCATCATCGCCCTTAGGTCCTTGTTTACCATCTGATACATTTACAAAAGTAACTTCTTCTGAAGCTACTTCTTTGTTATCTACCCACGCTGAGATAGTAAGCGTGGTTGGTTGGTTAATCTCTGACGCTACCATGTCATAGGTCATACCTACGTATTTAATAGTACCGTCAATCACAAATCGATAAGTTGCATCAACAATTTTATCGCCTTGTTTCAAAATTGGTTTAACAGTAGAACGACCAATGCCGTTCTTAAATACTGTTCCATTCGTGGTCCTTATCTCAACATGATATGGCAGTGACTTAGAAACAATCTCATCGATACGTTGTTGCAAGGCATCCGATGGTTTATTATCCAACTTTTTAAAGTTGGTGAAAACTACTGAATTATTCGCAGGATTGTCAAAGCTGATAATCATTTCAGATACACGCGCTTCGAGGGCTAAACCACCTCTAAAATTATTATCGATGATTTTAACAGTGTCACCTAGATTAATATCCTTGTAGTTTTCAATGAAACTAGATTGAACGCTGACAGTATAGGTCATTAGAGGATAAGCGTATTGCTTAATCGTGCGCAAGGCATAGGCTTTTAAGGATTCAACGTCCTTGTATTCTGTTTGAAAGTCCCTACGTGTCCAGTTATCAGCGCTGTCTGGATTCATGGTAGATGGGTAGCGTTCCCTTGATAGTGGGGCGAAAACGAAGCTAGTGCCCTTTCGAGAATAGAACTCTACTTGTCCTAACTCATTTTTTTCTTCAAACTCAACGCTATCAAGATTAACCCCGTTTGCACCAGTGAAAACACCAGCATTAAACAGTTGTGTCTTATCACTAGTTACTTGAACGCCTTTCAGACCGCTTTGATAGTAGAGAATGACATCTCCTCGAACCTTTCCAATTCCGTGATGGTTTTTATCTGCTTCTTGGTAGATGTCGATGATGAAACGTTTCATAGTTCCGTCTCGGTTTAATTCGGTACGAAAAATAAATTCAGCATCAAATTGATTCATCAAGCTATGAAGTTGTTCTAGCTTTGTGCCACTTTGCGATTCAAAAGTAAGCGTTCTTGTTCTATCAGAAATTTCATTGACACCTATTTCAAGTCCTGCAAAACCAAGCAATTCAAGATTCCGAAGATACCACTCAAGGGTTTTAGGACCATCAACACTGGCTAAAGGACGCGACATTTCTGCTGCTAATTCTAAGTTAGTATTATTACAAGTGACTTGAAAACTAAAATCATTTTCAACTAGTTGAGAAACATAGAAAACGTGATAGGAATTGTCAAAATAGAATGATACAAACATCTGATCATTGATGTATTTAATATCATCGTGAAGTTTTCCATTTACAATTTTAGGAATCGTAAAGTCAAATGTACTGGTTGAGTATTCAAGGTAGGTGTGCCACTGACTGCTCGAGTATGGAAGCATGTCAGGAACGTTGTTATTTAAAGCACACACCTTGCGCATGCTTTTATCATGAATCCAAATTTGCATTATACAAAACGCTCCTTCCAAGAGATTTCAATCGTTGGATCGTTTCTTATCCAACTATTGGTATAGATGTCAATTTCTGTTTCACCAGTATCGATACTGAATGGCTCAGACAAGTATGTTAACTCATTAGATGCTGGCAAGTTATCGATAAGGGTTTTACCTTTAGACATATCTACTTCAAGGATAGAACCTGCACGAAAACGATTAGGAATATCTTCTTCTTTGGTGACGTGGTGTTTGGCGTAAACAAAACTATCAAGATAGAGATGTGTAATTAATGGCCAATCTTTGATACCAAAAATGCCGATGTGGATTTTGTCTGATTTTTTGCCTTTAATCTCTGGAACAGTAAACTTAGGATAAGAGCCTTGCCAGTAGAATTGAAGGACATCGTCAAAACGTTGTACGTCAGACCAACCTTGTGGTTCATTAAATGGGTTAGCACTTGATACATGAGTTCCATAGAAATGTCTGCTATCAAGGATTCTATATCCACCTTTCCCATCTGACGCTAAGAAATTATAAAAACAGCCAAAACCATTAGTATGTTTGAGAGTTTCTACACCATATAGAAATTCTCCATTGGCATCTGTTACAGATATTTTTATGAAACCAAATTGGTTGGGAGAACCCAACCATAATATTTGTCTCCACCAAAAATATTCATACAGCGCACCCTTTTCACCGTTACTATCAGCTGGAATATCCCAAGTCAATGAACCACCTCGTAGATATGTGTCACCACTACCTCTGTTAGCTAAGGCAATGTGTGGTCTACCCCAAGTATTATCAATCGTAAGCGTTCCATTCAGAGATTGGCTACCATCATTAAAACGCCCTTGGTTTTTAATACCAACTTCAAACCCTTTAGTAATCCAATTGTTAGAAACATAGTCAAACAGAATTTCAGACTTCTTAACATTTTCCGTATCTGATTCATTAGGATTACCAATCTCGTAGCTTTCAGTAGCACTTTTTACAATACCGACCCATCCATTATCTGAGTTGAACTTAAGCTTAATATCTGGGTATGTTTCAGCTGTACCAAAATTCTTAAGAGTAGCTTTGTAATGCCCAGTCGATACCTTTTTAATGCTACCGTACTTGGTTTCGCCATCGCTACTTACCAAGGCTTCGGCTTTGTTTTCACCGTAACTTTTAGGTACGTCAAACGTGACTGTTATTCTTGCAGTAATCGGTGAAGTGTTCTTATCAACTGCTAACGATGCTTGACCAGACGGGATAGCTTCCCAAACCTTATTAGGTTCATCTCCGAAAATCAATGGTTTCGGTTTATCTACATTCAGATAGCCACCAAGCGTTTCAGCTACGCTATTAAAGTAATCGTAGTTACCAACTAGAGTAAACGATACTTGAATCTGTTTAACTGATAAGGTGTTATATAGGAATTGCTGACCATAACGCCTGTGCCCTTGGTCTTGATAGTTGTTGTTGAAATTTGATGCCACGTTTTTGGTGACATCCACTGGAACGGCACGTCCTTGACCTTCATTGAATAATTCGGTTAAGTTCTTGCCGTCATAAGTTACTGACATTCCTATCAAATTATGCTACCCCCTAGCAACGCTTGTCTGCGTTCATATTCGTTTGTGGCTTTTGTCATAAATGGTGCCAAACCGTTTGAAACACTTCTACCATCGATGATATTTTGAATCTCAATTGGCTTAGAGCCATTAGTTACCAATTGGCTAAGCAAACCAATCACGACGTCTAGCTTACTTTCAAGCATAGAAACACGTTGTTGACTTGATGAATCATCATGGTTGTTTTGTGGTGCATCTCCAGCAAAACGTGCCACCGCTTCGGAAAGTAATCGCCACGCTCTGCCACGTTTGGCAATATCGGTTGGAATAACATACTCTGGCATATCACCCTCAGCGAGCTCATAAACGCCGTTCTTGTGGACTAGGCCACCGTTTGCATAACCGTGAGTTGCAACGTAGTTCAAGGCTGCATCAGATGTTCCATAGCGATGCTTGATATAGTTGATTGCAGCAAGCAAGTTATCATATCCATTACGGATATTGTTGTGTCCTGGGTGCTTGTATGCATTAAATGTACGACTAATAGTTTGCATCAATCCAATTGATGGGTCGCCCATTCTTGCATTAATATCCCAGTTATTTTGTGCGTTAGGGTCACCACCAGATTCCTTCTGTATAGTCGCTAAAATCTTAGACACACGGAAGTTGTTTGGTTCTATACCGTTAGCTTCAAGCGCTCTAACTACCGTATCACGCCAACGATCAACCCCAATCCCTTGTGGATGGTCTTCACCGCCGCCTGCTGGGCTGAGCAACGGACCAAGCGTTTTCTTAATCCAATCGAACATACCACCAACTTGACGTTTAATCAAAGTTTGAAGTGGGTTGTTTTTATCCTTAAGCGGTTTTCCGTCTTCGCCACTGCTTCCAAAATCTCGAACACCGAAATCAAGAAATGTAGCAGCATTTTTGACATGACGACCTGTAAATTGATGATATTGACCATCACCGTTATAGTTATAATCTTCACCGTCGTAAGTGTCACCGTGTACTGCTGTTACAAAGTCAACGTGGTTGCTTGATACTGGTCCACCAGTGTAGACAGATACTACACCAGGTTTTGGTCTACTTAAGTGTGGCACTCTTGCAGAGACCCACATCCTACCATCACCAAGGTGACTAAACAAGCTAGGATTAACACCAAGGTTTGCCAAACGGCTGGCAATGAACGATACACACTCACGATAGTAGTACCCCCATGGGTCTACTCCAGCGTCTTTCGCTTTATCTTTGAAGCGGTAGTCATCGCCTTTAGCACCTATAGCTACAGTGCCTTCGTCCATTGAAGCATTAGCCATTGACCAGAGTTCTTTCCACCAATTTTTAGCTTCTCCGACAGGTTTCTTATACAACGCATTTCCGAGCGGGGTAAACATAGCGCCCAATTTATCAGCATTAGGACTAAATTTTTTAGCTAGTGTACCAACAGGGTCTGTAATAGCACTTCTGACAAAATCAATCATTTTTTTGAATTTGTCGACACCGTTTTTCATCCCATTCCAAACTGAGCCAGCTATATTGGTAGTTGTATCCCAGACTTTAGACAAAAAACCAGTACCTTTAGCATAAGCTCCACGTTCAACACCCATGAGCATAGCCAATTCACTGGCATTGATAACTTCCGAACCAGCTGGCAAGAGGTATTCAACATTGCGACCTTGTGGCAAGAATGATTTACCGTTTGGCAATATTACCATCTCTTGGTTGTTAGTCTCAGGGCTATCATTACCATCGTTTAGTGTAGCAAGTGTTGGTCTAGTGATTGGGTTTCGGTATGAGCTGAATAGACCTGTACCATCCGCAAATTTAACTTTAGGGATTTTACTGATTGCGTTCTTCGGACCACCGAAGTCTTGGATTAAGCCGTTGATGCCGTCGATACCATCGTTCGGAATTTTGATGACCGCATTGATACCATCGCCAGCAAGGTGTTTCATGCCATCCCACATGTCACTGAAGCCATTTTTGACATTATCCCATGTATCCTTGAAGAATTTAGCGATGTTGGTTAAAGCGTCGGTGATTAGTTTGGTAATTTTAACACCGAATTTATCTTGCGTTAACGCTCCGATTTCATCCCATTTTTTCGATAGAAATTTTTTGGAGTTTTCCCAGCCATCAAACCAATTATTATTGATACCTTTGTGGTGCTTGTCGATATCCTTACCTAGAGCAGTCATGGCTTCAGTAGCGTTATCCTTGACACCTTTCCATGTTTTAGATGCGAATTTCTTAACGTTGTCCCACTTATCAGACCAATCTTTCTTAAGGTTACTCATGTGTTTTGCAATACCTTTGGCCATATCTTTGACATGGTCCACAGTGCCATCAACAAACTTCTTAAATGGTTTATTGTGCTTATACATCAACTCAAAACCAGCTACTACTGGATTAGAGATTACAAGCAATTTCTTGGCAGTGTTAGTAAAGGCTTTGATACCTTTTTCACCGCCAGTGAAGTAAGTCTTAGTCTTTTCAAAACCCTTCTTGGTGCTCTTGGTCATTGAGTCCATCGCACCCGTCCAAGTTTTCTTCATGCCATCCCATGTCTTGCCAAGCCATTTACCAGCGTTAGAAAATCCATCTTTGATGTTCTTTACAATACCATCAATGAATTTCTTGAATTTTTCATTGTGCTTATAAAGCATCGTAAGTGCAGCGATAGCAGTAGTTATTCCAACCACGACTAAACCAATTGGATTGGAAGCAAAAGCTAAGTTCAATGCTTTTTGTGCAACTGTCATTCCGACTGTAGCTGTTCGCCATGCTTGGATACCTTTAACAACTGCTGTAATCCCATTTGCGATTTTAGAGCCAACAAAATATGCGGCAAACAAAGAACC